AACTGTTGGTCCGTTTAAACGATACCAGTCAGTGTCGTTAATCATTTGAGCAATTATGTCTGCTGTATATTTAAATGAACCATCGGGCTTGCGAACACTTTGGTAAAGAGCATTTAATTCAGGGATTGTCTGCAATGCAGTAATAATCCATGTGGACATAGGTGCATCGGGTTTAGTTGTGTCTGCCATTATGCTTTAAGTCCTAACGCTTTAGTCAATGCATTTCCAAATACATCTGCTGTTTGGAAGTCGCTATATCGTGGGTCTTGTTTTGCGTAAGCCTCAACATCGGCAAGCACATCTGACTGTCCATAACCTGGTGTAGTTTTAACCCTTGTTGTATTGCCAGTAGTTGTGCGTATTGTTTTGCTTGGGTTCTTGGCTTCGTTCTTACGAACAATTTTAAGAATATCTTGAAACATTTTATCATCAACATTAGCCAATCCAAGCGATTGAGCCAGTTGACGCTTTGTTAAAGTTTTAACATCAGACTCAGCCATTGGGCTTGTATCAATGGTTGTGCTGGTTTGGCTTCCGCCACTACCGCTTATACCTTTTGTTAAATTAAGAATATCCCATGGTGTCATCTTTGCTCCAGCCTTGCTGTAAGCCTGAGATTGTTCACCGTAATAAGTCCAAGCAGCATGGAGTTGTTTATCTTGTTCCATTGCATTACCAGTAAACATAATGCCAGCACTTTGAAACTTATTTCTTATGTCTTTAATTCCTTCGGCAGTAGTAGGAAACATCTTTTCCCAATTACCTGTGCTAACAACTTCTGGCTTTAATGTATCTGGTGTTTTTGTTCCTGGTTTTAAAGGAGCCATCCAAGAACCTGGAACCGTAACTTGCTTTCCAGTGTAAACGCCAAAGTTACCTAAACCACTAATAGCAGCATCTTGCCCATATTGTAATTTAAGCCCAGGCAAGTCTGCAATTTTAAGTCCAAGTTGTTTATTCAATGGTGAGTTAACTAAAGCATTTGGGTCAGCACCATTGGCAAGGGCAGCAACGATTGCTTGTTCATCTGCTTGAATACCAAGTTGTGCAGCAGATGTTTGGTCTTGATTATTGCCACCCATTGCTTTGCCAATACTGCCAGCAGCCTGAGCGCCACCATAAATTCCAACTGCGCCAATTAAGGCTTTCTTTTTTAAACTCATTTTGGCTTTTGTTGTAATAGCCTCACCAACAACTTCGCCTGTAGTTTCTGCACCTTTTTTAGCAAACTTGGCAGCAATTAACCTACCTATGGATGACTTGCCTAATGCTTGTGCAATACCGCCACCTACTACAGCAGCACCACCAAGTGGATGTTCCATCCAAAATGCTTGAGGTAGGTCAGCCTTCTTAGCAATACCTTTAAGGTTGCGTTGCCAAAATGCTTGATTAGGTAGCACACCTTCATTGTCAATAATATACTGCACATCTTTTGCAGTTTTAATATATGGAAGGTCTGCAGCAATGGCTTTGTCATCAATACCAGGAAACGCTTGTTTTAGAAGCGCTGTCTTTTCTATATCTGTTAGTTCTGCCATAGTCCTATCCCAAGGTTACAGGGTCATTTTGCAAGAATCGTTGGTAGAAACCATCAAACTCTCCACCAGATTCATGCCGTAATGCCGCTATTGTGTTGTCCCACAGTTGCTTTAAATCTTCGTTGTCTTTTGCATCAAGCGAGCCAGCACTGCCTTCTGCTTTTCTGCTTGCTAACTCACGAGCAATCTGTGTGCGAGTGCTGTAGTAAATTGCTATCTGAGTAACAACAGGTCGGCTGCCATTATCTTTTAGCCATTGTGGGTCGGTAAGTATTGTTTTAATTGTTTGCATACGATAAATCCATTTGCCTTTATCTACACTGTAGAAATCAGCAGCCCAGTCTGGATTAGATTTTGCAAGTTGAGTGGTAAACATTTGCTTTGCAAGTAGCAAATCTTCCGCTCCACGCTGTGTGTATTGGTCATAACCTTGAGCAGCAAGTTGCGTATCAAGATAATCTATAGCCTTACGATAATCAATCCAACCCATTTTTTTATTAGCCTCTTGTTTAAGAAGCGCTGGGTTGCGTTGACCACGGAAATTTTCAGTTGAACCAGGAACTGGTGAATTACTCATTTGCCACTGGTATGCAGCCTGGCTAAAGTCATATTTACCGCTTGGGTCGTTTACTATAAAGCCAATCATTTCAGGAGAAGTTGCACCAATTTTTGAAATAAGTGGCTTATACTTTTGAATATTTGCATTAGCCTGTTGAGATGCATTAACACCAGTATTATTTAAAGAAGCAGAGATTGTAGCCTCAGCCATTTCTGGATACATCTGCAAGAACAATGCATCTGCATCGCCCTTATATGTTTGTTGCAACTTACGGTATTGCTGTGTATACCAGTTCAAAGGCGAGTCATATTGTGCAGCAAATGGAAGTATAAGGTTAGAAAACATTTTAACCCTATACATGTTGTTTGTAAGATTTGATACTTCTTCAAATGTTGGTTCTGTGTTTCTATCACCAAGACGATATTTGATTAACTCGTAGCGATAAACAGTATTAAATGTTCTTGACCATTGACCATCACGGGTGGCTGACCAAGTTTCTGCAGCCTTTTGTGCAGCAGGTGGCAAAATAGATTTAGCAGTTGCTTGAAGTAAATTGCCTTCTTGTGGACCAAAAGGAATAATTGGCTTAAGGATGCTTTCCAAATCTGGGCGCATCTTTTCCAATTCACCTGCAGGTATAGCAACGATTGGTCCAAAACCAGCAGTTGCTTCACCTTGAAACATAACATCCATAGACCTAATTGGAATACTTATTTGACTTCCCGCACTGCGAATAGCAGCAGCAAGTCCAGAAGCACCAGGTATTTTTTCCATGGTTTGCATAAAAGATTCAGGCATAGGCAAAACAATTACATTGTCATAACTAAACTTATTTGTAGGGTTTCCATTGGAATCTACAACATTGTTTTGATTGCTAAGAGAGGCAGTAATTTGCCCAGCCTTAGCAACTGCCACTGGGTTATCTGATGACAGTGTTGCCCAACGGCGAACTGTGTTTTCCCATGCGCTAAAGAACGGCATAATGTAACGCATTTTTTCGCCAGCGTATGACTTACGCATAATTGTAAAGAGAGTTTTATTTACTTCTTTACGAGTTGATTCAATGGCATCTTTGCGAAGCCCATTGATTTCATCAACGGTAAGTTCAGCATTGGCATCACCAATTTGTGAGCGCTTTAAAGATAACGCAATGTTTGCACGCTGTTGCATTTCGCTACGGTATACAGCACGAGCCAATGGGTGACGAGCAAGTGTAGTTTCAGGTAATGAACCAAGGAAATAGAATAGTTTATTTACTACAGCCTGGGTTCCATCTTGCCATCCGCTAATCTTTGGACCAACTGGAACAACGCTACCAATAATGTCTGGCATTGTTGGGTTGTCTTTAAAGTGTTCACGAAGCCATATTTCATTAACTTGCTTATTACGGAAAGCCTCTTGAATACTAGAATCTGGAAGATAACGCTGGTATGCACTATGTAGGTTTCCTACAAAGTCCTCAGCACTTGTTCCAACATTAAGGTTTTCGCTTGCCACCTTAAATGCTTGGTCATCAATGTTCATTTTAGATGCGTAGGTTTTACCCTCTGGACTACGCAACCATTTGATTACAGACTCAGGAGTTTTTCCATTTAAAAATTGCTCAATGATTGGGTCAATTTTATTCTCCGTAGGTGAACGAAAAAAGTTATTAAGGAAGTTTGCATAGCCAGTAAAATATCGTGGGTCTTTAGTGCTTAAGCGAACTTCGTTCATATTGCCATAGCGTGCTGCAAATAATTGAGATGGTGAATCTGCAAGTAACTTGTAAGTATCAGCGTTGTCTGTGCGTTGTGCAAGAATCTGACCAAGTTCGCCATGGAAAGCATCTGGATATTCAATAACAGTGCCATCGTAAAGTTTTGCTTTACGCATACCTGTGCCAACAAGTTTTTTAGAGGTAGTTAAACGATTTTCCTCAGCAACACGAGCATCAAGTTTTACCAACATCTTTTCGTGTTTTGCTCTAGCAATAGCATCTCTATCTGCTAAATCACGAATTAAAGATGTTATGCCATCGGTTGGGTATTTACCGCTTCCGAGGTGGTTGGCGAGGTCGTTAAGGCTTGCTGCACGATTTGGTTGGCTAAGTTCTGGGCGAACGCCTTGCGTTCCTCTGGTGACATCTGACCGAAAGGCTTTGGTGCCTTGACCCAATGCAAACCCTGCGCTTGCTCCTTCATCGCCTGTTCCTCCTGTTGAAATAAATCCATCTTCACCTCGTGCGTATGCATCAAGGTCTGCTATGCCCTGTTGATTTCTTTCTTTACCAAGTTTAATAGCCTGCGCTTTATCCTTGATAACATTTACTGGGTCAGCCCAGATGTGCATACTACCATCTTCGGCAGGTGCAACCCAAAATCCAAAGTGGTCAGCCTGTGCAAACTTATCAACAGTGTTTTCAATGTGCTCGGTTAAGTGCTGAGCCATGGCTTCTGGGTTAGCCTTAGCAGCATCAAGGCTGTATTGGAAGGTTCCGCCACGAACTGCCACGGCAAGACCGCCATCAGGAACATCGCCTGTCATAAACTTAAATGTGCCACCATTGTTTTCAATGGTTTGTTGAATCATTTGAATAATTTTAGTTTGGTTACTTGTTACTGTGCGAGTATTACGAATAGCATCAAGTTGGCGTTTGGCAAGAATCTGTGCTGGTTTATTAGTTCCAGTTTCAACCATTGTTGGGTCAACCAAAACAGTAGCACGACCATTAGCCTTAACATCTGGAAGCGTTACTTTGCCAATACCATTGGCACGCATCCAATCAAAGATTTCTTTTTCTTTACCCTTCCAGGAATCTGGTTTACGGGCATCAAGACCAAGAGCCTTAAGTTCTGGATAATCGTTTAAACCAAGTTTTACTCTTGTGCCATTATTAGTGCGAAGGTCAACATGAGTTCCAAATACTTTGGATGAAATAACTTGTCCCTGATTGCCAGGTTTACGAACTCGGAAAGTTCCTTCAACAAGCATCTTTTGTGAAACGCTATCTGGGTCAACAGCACGCCATGTTCCAGATTGTGGATTGTAAAGTTCTACTTGGTTACCTTTGGCAACACTGTTACGGAATCCATCTTTCATATCTGCAGCAATAGTTTGCATTGCAAGTGAAGGTTTGCGTATGCCACCTTCTTTAATAAGAGCGCCAGTTTCTGCGCTGCGAAGGTTCTTTGGCATAGCATAAGCACGACCAGTAGTGCGCTTGTAAATCTCAGATGCTGAGATTGTTGGCATGCCTTTTTCTGCATAACGCCCAGCAATATCATCTGAATAAGTCATAGCCAATGGGCGATTAGGATTAAATCCACGAAGTGCTGTAGGTGAACCATGATACAAATACTCACCACTACGGTATGAGGAAATGTTTAAAAACTCCATGGTTTGTTCTTCTGTAAGTTGACCTCGTTTAAACGCAAGTTCAACTGCTGCCATGTGGTCATCAATTTCTTGATTTAATTTAGCAATTTGTGCACGCTCTAGTTGAACCTGAGCCATTGCACTACGAAGTTTTACTGAATCTTCACGCAAACCTTTAGCAACAAGGCTTCTATCTGTCATACGGTCCATGCCGATTTGACGATGTTCCCACCAGTTTTTAAAACCATCTTTGCTTAGGTCTGATGCAGCAACTAAACCGTATCCCTTTGCAAGAATAGACATTGTGGCTTCGCCAACATTTCGCACAGTGTAACCAAGGCGCAAAAGAACTGATGCTTTCCATGCATCATTAAGTATTCCATAAAGATATTGGTCCCTATCAGGGTCAACAATGCCATGGCTACCTTCAATAGCCTTAATCAAACCACTGTTTTCTTTAAGGATACGAGCATAGTTTTCTAAGTCAACCATAGGCAAAGCATTGGCACCTTGGCGTTCAAGATAAGGAATTTTAAGGATGGTGTCATCATTGGTCATTAAAAACTTACGGTCTTTAATTGAATCCATTGCTGTTTTACGGCGACCCTTGTATGCGTTCCAAATAAACTTGGCTGTTTCGTCTGAGATGCCAAGTCCTTCATGGATTGCAGTTGTTGCAAAATCTTCAAATGACTGCGCTACACGAGTGCGGTTTTCTGGAATATCTCCAGCCCTAAGAAAGTCATCATAGTGGCGTTCAATAATTGGAGCAGCCTTTTCGTTACCAACAATACGGCGAAGCATGCCAGCAAATGCTTGCATTTCTTTAAATGAATCTGAATCGTTAGCATTAAAATAACCAGCAGGGCGTTCTTCTGCCCACTTTTCTGCAAAGTTAATTACCGCTACAACTGGATGATACTTAGTTGGTTGGAAAATACCAAAGGTTGGATAAGCAGTCATCTCGTCTGCCTTGATACCCATTGCACGAGCGTACTTACGCTCAGCCTGTTGTACTGCTAACTTTTCAAATGCAGATGTACCAAATGTACGCTTGCTTAGGTCTGCACCCTTTTCAGTTAACTTAGTTAAGTAATCAAAGTAAGGGTCTTTTGCTAGTTGCGCTACATGTTCTGCTGCTGCATCAAGCATATTGACATCTTCTGTAATTCCATTGGTTGGAATATTGTTAAGGATGTCCTCATCCATTTTAGATACTGGCTTTAATTTGTCATAAACAAAAGCCAAATCTTTGCGCTTATCAACAAGACGACCCATTGCTACTGTGTCTTTATTGGAAAGAGCAAGAAGTGTATCTGCTACATCGTCAACAGTTTTTACTTCACCAAGAAGCCATGACATAGTTGGGGCATCATTAGATGCTTGAACTGCTGGGTGGTTAATGATTTTAGTTGCATCATTTTTAGCAAACCACTCCATTGTGTTATACAAACTACCGTCAGCATTGCGACCTTCGTTAATTTTTGCAGCCAATGTTTCTGGTGAAATAATGGTTGCTTTACGAACGGCATTTGGTTTAAACAAAAATTCTCTGCCCAAAGAACCAAGAGTTGCATCAGTGCCACCCATTGGGCGAGTAACTAATGCTGCTTTGGCTAAGCCTAGTCCTTTACCAACCTTACCTAGTGGGTCAGTTACTGTTGTAAAAAATGTGTCATAGGCACCAGATAAAGTTTTATAGCGCCAATTTGTGTCAAAAATTTCACGGTCTTTAGGGTCAAAAATATTAAAGTTGCCATGCAATTCAGTGGCAGTTGGGTCTAGGCTTGATTGCAAATATGCAATAGATTGCCCAATAGAAATGTCGCTACGCTGATTCCATGCTTCTTGAAAATTACCAGTGGCAATACCAGTTGCTAAAGCAGACACTGGTTGACGAGCATATTTGCCACCAACATCGTAAATAAAACGAGAAGCAGGAAGCAATACATCATTAAATGTTGCGCCTAAAGCCTTGCGTGGTAGGTAAGTAGTGCCAGCAAGAGAAGCCTTAAATGTATCTCCTGCTAATTGGAAAGCATCACCCATCCATGATTTGTCATTGGTTGCAACAGATGCAACATCATGTAACAATATTGGTAATCCAATTTCATTACCAAAGTTTGATATTTGCTTTCCAGCCCAATTACCTAAATTATTTACAAATGTCATTAAAGAACGCTCCGCAAATAACGAACATAAGTGCGGAAGGCGTTAGAAGCGGAAGGAGATTCTGCAAGAAGTGAAAGCGTTGGCAATGCTGTAAGCATGCGCTTACGGTCCTCAGTTGCAAGAGTCTGGTCATTTGCATACATAACTTCGCTACCAGCACCAGGACCTGTATCAACACCAGTAGTAACTGGCTCATCAGGGCGTTGTGTTGGTGCATCTAACGGAACAATTTGCTGTCCGACTGGTGCTGTTTGTGGGCGACCCATTGAAGGAGTTGCTGCAAAAGTTGGAGAAGCGTTCATTGGAGCAGATGTCTGTAGTTCTTGCATGGCTTGATTTTCGCCATAAGCCCCACCAGTCATTGCTTGCGCTGCTTGTGTTCCGCCATTACCACTGCCACCTGTTGCTGAAACAGAATAGTTATTCTGCGGTGCAGTTGGGCGATTGCCTCCTGATGCCATGTGCATCTCCTTTCCAATTAAGGTCAGTATTTAAAAGTAGTGAGCAGTTTTTAAACTTACTCAGGTTTAATACTTACTTTGAGCCTCTTGTGCCCTTAGGTGCCTTTGTTAACATTGTTGTTGATGCGCTAGGCTTTGAAGCCTTAGGCATACCAGCGTTTGTAGGCTGTTGAACATTTGCCTTTCCAGCGCCACCCTGATTAGCAGGCTTTGATGCTTTGCCAGGTTGGTTGTTTGGATACTTTGCTGTGCTTGTGTTTGCCATGGTTACCCTCCCCCCTTTAGATAGGTTGTCGCCGTGCGACTGTTGCTTGTAGGTTTGCTTCGCCTCGGTTGTTTAAACCAGCGAGAAGTGAAGAAACATCTGGGCGACCACCTGGAGCAATTTGTCCAGGAGCAATACCCTGCATACGACCAGTTTCGCCTAAGCCCATTGGAAGTTGCCCGCCACCTGCTGCGCTCTCACTTGGCATGCCCATAGATTCGGGACTTACTGAGCCTGGGGCTGCAGCAGGTGCGGGATTCTGCGGTTGGAACGCCTCTTGGATTGCTATTTCAATAGCAGTTCCTTTTTGGCGAGCACTGATTACATACGAAAGTTTGCGTAGGATGTCGGATGGGTCTTGTCCTTGACTTGCAAGGGCTGGAATTGCCTGTGCGTATGAAGCAATCGCTTGTTTCATAGCATCACGCAGTTCTTCTGTTTCAACCTTTTCTTCTTCTTGTGTTGCATTAAAGGAGAAAGGCATTTGACGGCGTAGGAAGTCACGAGAAATCAACTTGTCACCTCGTGCTTGTAGTCCAAAGACCAGTGCACGGTTAGGGTCAAGTCCTGCCATCAAGCCATACTGCACATCAACGGTGTAATCACCATCAATGTCACGGGCTGGCTTGTATTTAATGTTGTAAGGGGTGCCATTGTAAACACCTTTTAGTTCTTTTTCCATTTTGCCAAAGATTTTTTCATCTACTCGTAGCGCTAACGCTAACAATTCTGTAAATGTACGGGCAAACATTGCATGTGCTGTCTTGATTTGTGTATCAAAACCACCCATAAGAGCCTTAACACCCTGACCAGTAATGATTGAAGCATCAATATTACCTGTTCGGGCATCTGGAAAACGGCTACCTAGACGGAGTTCTTGCTCAAGAACCTGTGACTGTGCGAACACATTGCTAGGAAGTTCAAGTGGGACTCGGCGAATCTCATTAGGCTTACTGGAGCGCATAATTGCATCAGGTCCAAGGGCTAACTCCTGACTATCCAAAGGCATCGCAATCGGTGCCTGAACTGATTTAGTTGCTGCTTCAAGGGAAAGTAACGCATAGCGTGCTTTAGCAACTTGAATAGCAAGTACATCATCAAACTGACCACGAGATTGGTCGTCTAATGAAGGTCGTTGTACAACACGAATTAAGCACTCACCCATTGGGTTAGGTGCACGGTCTAATACAAGATTGTTTTTCTGTGGCATGAATAGAACATCTTGGTCCTTATCATGAAAACGAACAATCTCAGATACTGTTGTTGTGTTGTTCTTGTCGTAAATTAAATGTGCTACTTCTGGATACTTAGCCATTAGTTCTTCTGTTGGCTTCATCATGCGCTGGAAGAACATAGTTACACGACCATAGCGGTCAATAACTGGGTAACTTCCTAGTGCATCAAAGAACTTAATGCGAGGCATGTTCTCGTCAATATCAATTTCAACCTGTGCAGGTACAAATCCGTAGGTTACATAACGGTCTGCAGCATTAAACATTTGTGATTGTAGGTCTGAAAAGTTAACAATACCGTTGACAATTTCGCCACGCTTATCAGCCTTCTTACGGGCTGCCTCTGAAACCATAGATGTAGAAGTACATCCAAATGACGGTAGAGGTGCAATAACTTCTGCAATGTCACGAGCAGCAATATCCACCATATTAGCCACGATAGGATTCTCAAAAGGACCATCGGGAAAAAGGTCTGGGTAAACATCACGCATCTTGCCTTGACGAACTTGGAGAACCTGATTCATGCGTTGGTCGCGGTCATCGTACATACGGCGGTATCTGTCGTAGTAGTTCTTAATCTCATCTATGGAAAGTGCCATGTTCACCTCCTATCTTAGTTGTATGCATAGTCACTTAAATTAACAGTGAACTGTTGGCTTTTGTCGTATCTTGTCTGAAACATATTTGTATAACTATGATTGCGAGCAAAGTTGCTTGCAGTTGAAACTCTATCTCGCACAGCAAGTTCGGTAAACCAAAATGCCATAACACAGTCTGTCTTTTGACTTCGTGGTGCCTCTGGGTACCAAGTAATCAGTTGTTCAATAAGAGCCTTTAATCCTTCGGATTGATGCGTTGAGGGGAACTCAATAAGGTTTAATCCTTCATCCCAACCATGAAACAATGTAGTAAGGGATGCGACACCGAAATCTGTATCCCATTTATTGTTTCCAGTATGGTGTTCCTTTAGTATCGCACCCCTCGCTTGTAGGTATTCTCGTACCTCACGGTCCTGAGTTAACATCGCTTGAAATGCATTTTTTTCAACACGCCACTCAGAAATTGCGTACTTATCTGTCCAGTCTTTAATCAGTTCTCTAATCTCATCAGGCTTCATGCCCTGTTTGTTAGACACATCCAGCACATATCTTTTTTGAGTAGCAACATCCACACCAATACAAACAGCAGCGGTATGCCCAGCCATGGCGGGGTCAAGCCCAGCAACCACAATAAGCCCATCCATCCCAGCAAGTCTGTTGCCAGCCTTATTCTTGGGGATGATGCCAATGTTGCGAGCGCCGTTAATAACGCCTTTAACCGCATCCTGTGGGAAAGCGCTATCTTCATGAACTTGTTGTTGCTGATAAACCATCGCCCACAAGTTGGGTGACATGCGACTTCGTTTACGATTGAGCGCCGAGCCTGTCCACTTGTCGTAGAGTCCGTCAGAATCTGGAGTACCATTACCAGACACTGGGGGCATATTCGTCTTTGCCCAAAGAGTAACCCAATCATCAGGGTCATCGGCAAACTCCAATACCGCAGGTTGAGCAAAGTAAGTCCAAGGAGAAGTTTCATCGGGGTATCGCATCGGGTCACGAAGTTCTGAATATAAATCTTTAGGGCGTAATCTTGTGCCCACTACCAGTAACTTTCCGCCATCGTTGTCAATACGGGACATAACTTCTGATTGAATCCAGTCAATCTGTTTTTCATATTCATGGGCGTTGGTATGGTCAACACAGTCATCCATGATGATTAGGTCAGCACGGGCACCGTAGATATGTCCACGAATACCAATAGCCTGAACCGTTGGGTCCTTTTCACCAGAGTCACGAGATTCTGATGATAGGTAAATTAAGTCCTGCTTCCACGAATCAGAGTTCTTTTCAAATCCGCCTGGAGGTCCAAAGGCGAGGTGTAAGTCCTGATAACGAGGATGGGTGAGTCTGTTCTTTATGGAGAGCAGGAACTTTTGCGCCATAGCCTGGGTCTTAGATACGACCATGATTCTTATGTTAGGGTTTTGGCAAATCCGATAGACAGCATAGTTGACCGTAATAGTCGTAGACTTTGCGTGTTCAGGGGGAGTGTTAACAATGAGCAGGTCTTTATCGCCTGGCTCGTAAATGATTGAAGGGTGAACATCCGTAGGCACTCTGGACTCTAAAAGGTCAATCCAATGGCGTTGATGTTCAAATACTTGTACCCCTAGATATTTTTCCGAGAACTCAGGAAATGGGGGCACCTCTTGGGTCGGACCGCCTATTTCACCTCTAGCGGTCAATGCACGCAGTTTGTCTATGCCTAGGGCAAAGTCAGGGTCTGTCTTGCGGTAATACTCATAAGTCTTGACACTTCTGCCCACGGCATCCATGGCTTTCTGGACTGAGTATCCCTGCATTAAAAAATCAATAATCTGCTTCTTGATGGCATCCGACTTATGGGATGCAGCAGTAGTTCTTTTTCTTTCCATAGGCGTAGTAGCAATGCGACATTAAGGGAGCATTGCAGTTAATCCTTTCCTAACCGTAGGCTGTAGCCCCAAGGCGGAAGCCGAAGGTTAGGGCAATTACTAGGGAGGCTGCCTCAGGGCAGCCAGTGTGCTTTGCCGTAGGGCACAGATTATTTTGCCCTACATATACTATTAGGTGTCCAATGGACACTTCTTGGACATTTTTTTTGTAACTTTTTTATTACATTGCTACTGACCGCTATAACCGCAGGTCAGAGCCTATTTAGACCCCAGGGCTATCAAAGTTATGTGGCTGTATACACAGACACACAGACACACAGATATTTAAAAACCTGGGGTCAAACTTTGCAGCCTGCTTTGCTCAGTTTAAACGCATGCTCGCATTGCATGCTGGCAGTGCAGCGCTAGGGCAGGGCAGGACTAGGCGCTGGCTTGGCGCTGACTCGCTCGGCGCATCAATAGCGCCCCGACCTAGCAATCGCAGCAGCAATCGCAGCGCATGTTTAAACTGGTTGAACTTTCAACTACTTTCCAGTGGCTCAGCCTGCATGCGTGGCATCTCACTATGTGAGATTCTCAGGATTGGCTTCATAAGTTACTCGCTGGTAACTCTCTAAAGTCAGTTGTTTAATATCACTTTAGAGCATCGCAACATTTCAACATCGCTAAAGTCAGCCAAAATCAATGGTTTTAGAGCCTTACTCGCCAGTAACTTATTTTTTTACACCCACCGCAGCATCATCAATCGGAGGCAATCGCATCAACATCAACATCGGCAAAGTGCCCTAAAGTCAGTATAAATCAATGGTTTTAGAGGGTGCTTGTAATTTTTTTAAATCTCGTTTACCTTTATCCCAGTGGAACAATCCACTACCGACTGGAAAGGTTTAAACATCATGAGAAATCGTGAACAATGGCTTGCAGCGTTTGCTACTGCTGCTCGCCGACCAATCGCATCATCAATCCAAGGTGGAGGTGACGAGGAGGCAGCAATCCGCCTATCTTGTGGCTTCCCTCCAAAAGTGGGTCGCAAGGCTTCCACTGCTGCAATCGTGCCACCAACCGCATCTCAGGACTTCACTGCCGAGATTTTCGTGGCTCCTACCGTTGACTCATCATCCGAGGTTGCCAAGGCAATCCTCCCACTGCTCCGCATCGCTCAATCAGGCAACTGGCGCTCAGCAGCGCCAAGCGTTGCCAAGCCACTGGACACGCTCCCAGTGTGGGCTGAATCAATCATCCTCACACTCGGCGAGTATCCACACGCCAAAATTGAAATTGCGCCAGCAATCAAGCAAACAACTCGCCTCATCAAGGTTGCGTGTTTAAACGACAACTACATCGCACGAGTATCTCGCTCAACTCTTGAGAATCTCGGCGCTCCAATCTGCCCAGCATGCAATCAATCACTCGTGGAGGCTTAATCATGACTACTTTCGGACTAGAGTTTGAGGTCGCTGGACTCTCAACATCAGCAGCATCAGCAGCGCTCAATCGTGGCGGAATCGCTTGCGAGGAGCCACGCAATCAGCACATCGTCAACGAGAAGTGGACATCGGTCTATGACGGCTCAGTTCGTGGAGCCGAGGTCGTGTCACCAATCCTTGACCCAATCCGTTTAAACGAGGCTTCAACCGTTGCTCGCTTGCTCCTCGGAGCAGGTGGCAAGGTTGACCGCACAACTGGCTTCCATGTCCACATCGGAGCAGCAGAATTGACCCACGAGCACATCGCCCAGTGGTACATCAACTGGAATCTGCACCATGATGCAATCGGTGTGCTCGTTGCGCCAAGCCGTTTAAACAACCGTTTCTGCTCAGCGCTTGACCAAGCAGCAACCAATCGCAACGCCGAAAGAATCCGCAACGGCAACATCTCGGACTTCAACGGTGACCGCTACCACTCTTTCAATCTCCAATCCTTCCAACGCCATGGCACGCTGGAAATCCGCCTACATCAAGGCACACTTAACGGAGCAAAAGCCGTTGCGTGGGCAAAGTTCATTGATGCGTTTAAACAACTCAGCGAGAGCCGAATCATCGGTGACCTCGGCACTGGCACCAACCTCCAAAAGTGCGAGAATCTCCTAGACCTGCTCCGCATCAACGGAAATCTTGACGAGCGCACCGCCAACTATCTCAAAGACCGAGCAGCATCCCTCAACGGATAGCAGCAGGCAGCCTGCCCCAAGTGGGTAAGCGAGGGAGCGTTACCCTCGGCAGGCACAAACGGAATCGGGAAATCCTCGGTACCGTTTAAACGAAAGGACTGGAATCATGAACAGCATCAACTACTGGTCAATCATTGATGGTCGTGTGCTTCTACTGCTGGCAATCATTGCTGGCGTGTGGGTTCATTACCTACTGACAGGTAACAATCATGGCGAATAATAACAAAAAGTTATACATCGTTGAAGGTGTAGATTTCTATGGGCGAAAGTTCACTGGACTATACACAGAAACAGAGGCTCGGTACCTCGCAGCCACTGACCGTTTAAACACAGTGTATGACCGCACAACACAGGTTGTGGTACACTTCACTCAACAGACCAACTAACAACTAACACAGACTGGAGAAATAAATTATGTGTGGAATCGCAGGCTTCTGCCTTAACCCAAAGCACAACAACAATCAGGTTGACCTTGCATCGCAGATGCTCATGGACATTGAACATCGTGGCTATCACGCCACAGGTGCAGCATGGATTAACCCAAAGACTGGGCATCGTGTAATCACCAAAGCGCCAGTGGCTGCAACCAAGTTCATCACGACAGATGCAGGCAAGCGAATCTGTTTAAACGCACAGACCGCTATCTTGCACACTCGTTGGGCAACTCAAGGTGACCCAAAGGTTAACGACAACAACCACCCAATCCCTCGTGGCAAGATTGTGTTGACACACAACGGACACATCAGCAACGATGACCAACTGTTTAAACAACTCAAGGTCAAGCGCCATGGTCAGGTAGATAGCGAGGCAGTCGCAGCACTGATTGCATTTACATCAGCGCCCATTGCCGAGGTGCTCTCTCGTGTACAAGGCACTGCTGCCTTGGCTTGGATTGAACAGAACAAGGGCAACACATTGCACCTTGCTCGTATTAACTCATCGCCATTGTGGATTGGTCAGACCAAGACAGGCTCGCTCGTCTATGGTTCAACCGAGGACACCATTGAGAACGCATCTATCATGCTTGATTCAGTGCTTGACTGGGCATACGCAGCAGCCGAGGGTGAATACTTCAAGGTTAAAGACGGCAAGATTGTGGAGCATCAGAACTTCACACCGTTTAAACAAGTGTATGCCAACAACTGGCGCAAGTATTCTTCTAGTAACTGGGATGATGAGCACGAGTACGCATCTAGTTATTACGACAAGCACCTGTTCTAAGTTTCGGTTGGTCGCGCACCTGCATCATCCGATAAAGATAGCCCCCGCTTCGGCGGGGGTTTTTCTTTTATCCATCATACTAATTCCAGGTACATCTGGAAAGTGTTAACTGTTTAAACAACAAAAACAAATCTTCCCTGGGACTCTGGAATACACAAGCGTTTAAACAATGGTGGTGGGTCTGGTGGTGGTGGTGGTGGTGGTGGGTCTGGCACTCACAGCACCAGACTGCTAACGACATGCGTTTAAACAGTAGGTTTGCATGTCATGATAGGATGGTTTTATCCACCTCAAGGTGGATAAAACTAAAGAAACATGCAGTCTTGTTTAAACAAAAAAACTTTTTTAAATCTGCATGTAAATCCTTGACTTATGCATACCGAACTGGAATCCTAGGACATGTAGCAACTCGGCTACATAGAACAAAGGACTGGTATGTATCTAACAACAGGCGACATCATCGCCACAATCATCGCCCTATTGGGTGCGCTCACAGTGGTGGGCTTAGCAATTAAAGAAAACATCCGACTCAACGGTGAGAACGCATGGCTACGCCACCGCAATCGCCAACTCAATAAGGTGGTGGAAGCACATGACCTCAGCAACTTCTAAGACATACGAGGGTTGGAAAAACTACAACACATGGAACATTGCGCTATGGATTAACAACGACTATCCGTTATACCTAAGCGCCTGCCTATTCATGAAAGATTACAAAGGCGCAAAGCCTTATCGTGATTGGCTCAAGGTTACAGGGCTTGAGGATAAAGCAACCATTGACGGATGCAAGTACAACTCAAGCGACCTTGCATACGCCGAACTCAACGACATGATGAAAGGACTGGTGCTCTAATGAAATGCAGTTTCTGTGGCGCAACTAATGTAAAACTTGATGCCATAAATTATGGTGGCAAACTCGTCATGCGATGCATCACATGTAAGGTTCTTGACGGAGTAAAAGGAGATAACAATGATTGATGAAACGAAACCAATAGATAGAATCGTGTGGCGTTGTGATGTAACAGATAAGATGCTGACCCATTTAAACGATGAGGAACGCAGAACATTTATCAATCGCCTTAGCGATGCAGTAAACCAACTCGGTCAACTATACAAAGTGGGCAGAGAATATGAGAACGGCAAACTAAAGGAGAATAACTATGCCTAAAGGTGCAGTGCTATACACAGATGGAACATACGAGGAGAAAGAGTTTAAACAACTCTCCGATATGCAAGCAGCAGTGGATGGATTGATTGAACCCATCGGCATGCATGATTACTATGGTGCTGGCGTATGCCAAGGCTATGTAAACGAGGAGGGATTGCTCAAACAACTACCTCTCAACTCGGTAGCCAGTGCGCTCTCGTTCATGTTCGGTAACGCACCTACGATTGTGGGCAACATGATTGTCTTGGGCTTAACCGATAGCCATGGCAATGACACTGACATCCCTGCTGACATACTTACTTTCATTAGCCGAGTGTGTGGTAACCGTGCGAAACTGGAGGCTGAGTATGTTTAAACGCATCCACCCGCATGCCCGACTGTGGATGGCAACAACTCTTGTACTCGGAATCTTTCTCGTGTTTAATCCACGAGTGCAGATGGTTGCACATCCACCGCAAGGTACTCTCATTGCTTACTATCACAACGACTACCAACGCTTCGCAGTGGAGCAACTAATCAAGCAAGATAAGATTGAACAGTACCCATGCCTCTATGAATTGTGGATGCGTGAGTCAAACTGGCGACCACAATCACACAACAATCGTGGTGGCGCACATGGAATCGCACAACTCAAACCTGAAACATGGAAACTTATCGGCATACATCAAACCGATGATGGATATACACAGGTAATTGCTGGGCTACGCTACATAGACAGGCACTACGGCAAGACTGGTGGTATCTGCAAGGCATACGCTCATCACTTAGCAGTGGGGTGGTATTAATGGAAATTAAACACCACAAAGTTATAGAAAAGCGAGAGGTTCGCAACCGAGGTAAGGATGTGCAAGCGTTTAAACTACGGTGGAATCGTAGGCTTACCGAGGAGGCTGCATGTAAGGGGTTAGATGTTGAATTGTTTTACCCTGACAAAGACATCTTTACCCCCGATGAGGAAAAGGTATTCGCTCGCATGTGTGTGGAGTGTCCAGTCATGGAGATGTGCCTAGAGTGGGGGCTAGTCCATGAACGCAGTGGCGTATGGGGTGGAACTACCCCATTTCGTAGGCACGCAGCAAGAAAAGCCCTCAACTTGCAGGTGTCTGACCCACGAGGCATGAACATGTGATAGGTTGTATTCATTGGGCATCTCCTATGTGAAGGGGAAGCATGTAGTAGGTGCCCATACAAAAGCCCCCTTGCGGATTCCAGTCTTTGCGAGGGGGCTTCTGTATTTTACAAACTTAATTGTTTAGCAAGCATAAACACTTCATCAGACAAATCATCAAGCGTGCCATCGTTATAGATAACATGTTTAAACATAAAGTTATCCATCGCATGTTCGCTCTTGTGTCCATTAACTGGTGGATGATTGTGTCTGTTTACACGCCACACTTGACCGCCATACTGCATGATTTCATTAGCCTCATTAGGGAAACGAACATCAGCAAATACAATCTTGGTTGATTCCATTTTATCAAAGGCTTGTTGCACCCAAAAGTTATCACCAAATTGCTTGCGACCCACATCAGTACCAAAGACTTGAAGTAATCTGCGTACCTCAGGGTTAGCCTTGGCTACATCCCATCCATACTCATCAACTAAATCAGCAACACGATTGCCACCTTCAACAAAAGGATTCAATGTATAGATTGCATCACGCATCGGGTCAGCAAATGCCATCCGTGTATAGCCATAGTTTAAACACAACAGTTCAGCAACTGTGTCTTTACCTGACTGTGCATACCCACTCAAACCAATAATCATTTCTTTATGTATCCAATCTGCTTGCGTTTAAACCACACTATCTTATCTCCAGCCAGGTAAATGTAATAACCTATGTCGTTTAAACAGATGCCTACATAATACAACGGCAGTCCCAACCAGTTCCATGGTTTCATGCGTTGGTATTTAGGTCTAATCATTATCGGGTTTCCTGTATCTACGATTGTTCCATTGAGGTTGTTCTCCACCTAGCCTGTCTTGCAACTTGGTAAGCGCACGACTAACACGCTTACGCAAAGCCTCCTCACTCACGGAGTATTCAATGGCAAGCGCATCAAAGTCTGTGCCACCGCCATCAAATCTGCGTTGAAGAAGAAGATTATCTTGTTCGTTTAAACGCTTAAGCGCACCGCTAACATCAGACAACATAGCCTCACGATTCATGCCCTCGCTTGGCTTGCTTGATTTACTAATGAACTCATCACCTTTAGGTGTTGCGCTCTCTACCCACTGGTCATAGCGCCACACATCTTTAAGCAACTCTTGTAGTACCTCGTGTGTGTAATAGAAAGCATCTGATGGTGATGACTTACTCTTGTATGCACGCTCACGAGCAGCAAACTTCTGTGACTCATTGTTAAATGTGCGCCGAAGTTTAAACACTAATGAGTCTTGTTCCTCCCACTCCTCAATTTTGTGCCAGTGTTCTACTGCCCACAGAAGTAAGTGTTGGTACACATCATCAACGGACACAAGATTGCGATGGATGCGAGCGCATCGTGTTGCACTGTAGCGTGCCACTTTGTATACGCTTTCCCATAACGGTGCGTTATTCATGTCCATGTTTAAGTTCCTTCATTGTTGTTAGTAAGTCCTCAATCGTAATTAAAAAACCTTTACTCCAGTTCGGTGGTATCTCGCAAGTAATCTCTCTGCCAAACTCCCTGATTGCATAATGCACATGGTCTGTTGGCACCATGACAACGCCACGCTCAAGGACAAACGCCCAATACTCGGCAGTAGTAACCATCAAACCCGATGGCTCCCACGATTTACTCTTGTTAAACCAACACTCAACTTCTATGTAAATGTTGTTCGTATTCCACCACTTACGGTCACGCTTGACCTCAATAGTCTTGCCTTCTGTTAGTAAATCCTCAACTAATTGTTCGCCCTTACGACCATAGCCAAAGTCCAAATCAAATGATGAGTTCTTTACCATCATGTTTAAACGCCCGCCCTCTTACGCAAACCATCTGCGCCTTCCATTAGGTAGACATCGTTAACATCCTGACCCTCAGGCATGAACACAGGGAATACATTGTCTAGTTCTCTACTTAAATGTTTAGCCATCTCACGCCCTGCGTTGTCACCATCGCACAGCAAGATAACCTTTGACCAATCAGCAAGCACACGAGAATAAAAAGATTTCCAGTTGTTAGCCCCAGGCAAACCAACCGCACTGAACCCTGCTTGTGTAGCAACAACAGTATCAAGTTCACCTTCACAGATAGCAAGCACTTCGGAGTCATCACCCAGTGCGCCGATGTTAAAGATGTGTGTCGTAGCCCCTGGTCTACTCATGTATTTCGGACCTGTATCTGCGTTTAAACTACGGAAGCGGATGTCAATGACTCCTGTTGGTGTGATGTATGGGATTGCTAACTTGCCAGTGTAAGGCTCGTGTCCAATCTCAGGCTCTCTTACGAAGCCGAGGCGAAATGTACGAGCGGTCTGTTCTGTGATACCTCTGCTCGTCAGGTACGGAAGTATCTCCGCTAGGTTTCTTTCGTAGTTCTCCGTTGCTCTCGCCAGTAATTCTTTCTGCGATTTGCTTAGCCTCATTAAACCCAACTCCTTCTCGTTTCATAATAAGTGAATACACATCACCAGCCATCTCACAACCAAAGCAACGGAAGCCACCGTTGTCTATGTTTAAACGGGCTGACTTAACTCTATCACCATGGAAAGCGCAGCGCAGTGTGAACCAGCCACGCCTACCATGTGGTATCTTAAATCCATAGTGCTCAAGAACTTTAACGATGTCATGTTTAGAGTTTTGCAAGGACATCACCCAGTCGTTGAACTACATAGGCATCCTCAATTCCTTTGTTAGATGCCTTGATAATTACCAATGGTGTTGGTGTTACCTTCATGTTCTTAGACTTACGATAGTTCTCTGCTTCAACATACGCTTCACGCAACCAACCCGACAGGTCAACCTTGCCGTCACGCCTTGGTGCCTTGGCTTCAACCACATAGATGTCGTTGGTTGCTGGTAGAAATACATCACCAATGTCATTGCGACCAGCACGAGGTAAGCGTTGTGCGTTTAAACCCTGTTGCATAAACCAATCAGCAAGGTCAATCTCAAATGCTGCACCTCTACGCTTGTTACTCTGCTGTTGCGTTGCCATTGGCTTGCTCCTTTGTCTGTCTTTCTGCTGCTTGGGCAGCCTGCCAGTACAGTGCATAGTAGTTATCGTCATAGGCAAAGCGCTTCATGTGTTTAACACGAGCACCTGTATGTGCATAAACATCAACGCCTGCCTTCTTAAGATTGCGGAAGAACACAATGTCCTCGCCAACAAACTTATCTCCAATGTTTTCTTGTTCGGCAAACACTGAATAGTCAGGGGATAAAGCACGCAACTTAGGCACAACGCTGCGATGCATGAGTGTTAAACCCAAGCCAGCGCAGTCAACCTTAATGACTTCACTTGCTGGTAGTGGGTGAACATAACGGATACTAAACTCCTCGCCTGTTTCATTAAACAAAGCAGGCATAGGTTGCATTAGTGATGACTCCATCTGTTTAGAGATAAAGTAAACGCCACTAACAACTGGCTTGGTGTTCTTGTCTGCTATTTTCCATAGCATCTCAAGCACATCAACGGTTAACACAATGTCTGAGTCAACCCATAACAACCAATCTGTTTTAACTTGGTCATACCACATGTCTAGTAACGCTTGGCGTTGTCTGCCAATCTGATTACCTTGCACACGGATAGCATTGTTGACTGCCAATTTGCGAGTAGGCGCAGTGATGGTGGTATACATAATGCCTTCGGCAAACTTGCCATCAACCATACCGTTGTCACACCAACCAATAGATAATGTTTCGTTAGAACTGTGACTCACTAATCTCCCTTTCCGATTCATCAAGAACTTGGAGAGCGTTCTCTCCCATTTGTTTAAACGAGTTAGACATGTTAGCCAACTGTTCTGCTATCTCTTTGGTGCACTCAAACCCATGGTCATCGTTTAAATGTTCTGCTAACTGTGTTACATAGTCAGCAAACTGCATTGACTCTAACCAAATCTGATGTGGGTCATAAATCTTTTTAGCGACATCCTCCATCCGTTCAAGGACTTGTGGTATCTCCGATTTCAGTGCTTCCTTTATCTCCATTGGCAGGTTCAGTTTCTGTACCATCTGTTCCATCTGTTGGGGTGAGATTGATAGTGCCAGTCCTAATGTATTCGTCATGTTCTTTGTCTGTGATGTCTTTGAACTGACCAGTTTCTTTATTTTGCCAAACAAGTGCCCTCCAACCAACGGTGTATACGAGTGTCTTAGGCATCAGCATTAACTGCGCCTTGATGTCTATGAGGAGAGGTCTTGTTTCAACTGCAATCTCGTCTTTGACTTTTGATGCTGGGATTTCTCCTGCATTTTCAACTACTGTAAGTTCCCACTTACTCATGTGTTCTCCTAAATTAACTGCATTGGTTCGTATGAAATAACATCATTGATTTGCATTGATGCTGGTTCATACGATAACCACACTGGTGTACCACCAGTTGCATCTGCTGGACCGTATCGGTTCTTAACTGCACAGACTCCCATTGTAGAAATCTGATTATGTACGGTAAGAATTAAACTCGGAGTCTGCGCCACCTTTCCATGCAGCGCTTTCTGTGGGGGACATGGGTTTCCTGGCACGCCTTCGCTAGTGTGGTGACACACAACTACTGCTGCTCCAGTTTCTCTAGCCCACCACTTAAGTTCTTTCATTAAGGTACGCAATCCGCCCCACTCATCTTGTGAATCCATCGTTACATCTACTGCGTTATCTAAAACGATTAAACGCACATCCTCACCTAGTCGCTCACGAGCAGCAAGGACTGCATCCTCAATGTCCTTAAGCGTTGGTGATGAATCAAACTCCCACATGATGTGGTCAGCAGGCTTGAGCATTTGTGCTGCCCAATCTCTATCTGCTTCCATCAATGGCTCAACATCTTGTTGCTGTTTACCCGTAAGTAATGCAAGTAGACGAAGGCTCATGGTGTGTGAGTGTGTATCTGCTGAGATGTAAAGTGTTGGAACTTTTGCACGGACTGCCAAGGACAGAGCAAGCGTTGACTTGCCTGCCCCTGGCGGTCCAGCAATCATGCTTACCTCGCCGTAACGGATTGCTATTTGTTGAGCAGCAAGTGATTGCCACACAACAGGAAGCGTGGCACCACCCTGTGATGCTGTTCTAATAGCACGGCTGAGTAGGCGCATGGGTTATGCAGGCACCTTGTTTTGGCAAGCCTGTCCCTGAGGCTGAGGGCATGCATAGAATCCCTTGTATGGGCGACCAGTTGCTTTAGCGATACCTGCTGGAACCAAACGCATTGGTCCTGCACCGCATGTGCACTGTGGTTGTGGTCCACCTGCTGGCTTGTAACCTGCAACTGGAGCCTGTGCTACTACCTGTGCATTAGGAAATGCTGCAGCAATGGTTGCTGCTGGGGATGGTGCTGCTGATGGGGTAGCCATACCTTCAACGGTTTGTTCAAGGTCAATCAACGCAGCAAGGCGTTCGGTAAGTGCATCTAGCAAACCATCTAGTTCAATGGCATCGTTGGCACGAAGGTTAATCAACATGCCATCTTTCTTTGTCTTGAAGTTAATTTGAATTGCTGCTTCGGTAGTGCTCATTTGTTTTCTCCTATAGGTATTTCAGGGTAGAGGTGAGAATCTTTACCACCAACTGCATAGCACGCACTGTTAACTGAGCATGTGCCACACATGAATCCAACTGATGGGATAAAGATTTTATTTTCCATAGCCAACTCAAATCCTTTAGCCCATGAACCAAGTCGTGACTCGGTATAACGGTCTAAGTTTTCAGGTTGTGTGAGTTCACCAGTTCGCGCCATAAAGTACGAGCCAAGTGAAGGGCGAACACCAAAGGTTTTCTCCACAAGAATTGCGTAGATACCTAGTTGAGTTAGATCAGCAGGTGGTTTACTACCTGTCTTGATGTCCACAATAACTAACTCGCCTGTTGGTGCAACCATCAATCGGTCAAGGAACGCCTTAATAGGCACGCCTCCAACCTCCTGATTAAGTTCTGTTTCAATAGCCTCACTGCCATCAGGTAACTGATACATGTTGAAGCCACTGTCCTGACGGAACTGTGTCCAAAAGTTAACCATCTTAGGACCATTATCAAACCACCAACTTGTATCCTCTTTGTTTGGATACGCCTTGGTAGCCCGACCACCTGCACGCCAAGGCATACCGTTGTCGGTGTCCTTGTAATTGACATCCCAAAAATGCGAGAAGGCTGCAATCTCTGAGAAGTCATCTTGATTAGGTTGACCATGGTATAAGCGGTCATAGTTTTCGGTTGCCTCATGCACCGCCTTACCCCCTGCTAACCAGTAGGATGGGGCTTCGGGCACATGCTGGATTCGTGATAGGTAGAACTGCCAACCACAACTGAGCCATGTATTTAGGGCTGAGTGGCTGACATAATTCTTGCCTGTTACTTGTTCAAGTGTCATTTATCTTCCTTTCAATAGGGGAGATTACTACACAAAGTCTGCTCTATTGAACGACACGCCGAAGGCGAATTACACACATGTAATTTAAACAGTGGTTACACTCCTGTTCGTGCAGCGAAAGGGTGTAATAGCGAGGCTCCTCAAGAGCCGAGCGAAGCCACCGCTAATTGTAAACTTGCGTGGTATTCCCTCAAGTGTGTGCCTTAATTGTGGGCACCTTGTCTTTCAAGTGGGATGCATGTTTGAAGATAATGATATTAGCCTATGGTTTACCGATGCAAAATGCGCCGATTGTGGAGCGCTGGTAACCGTACCTACACCAGCGGATGATAATGAAAATAATTTTAATACTGATTGTTTTGACTGAACACTATGCACTATACAAAGTTGCGTTTAAACTTGGTGTAGTGCAAGAGCAGCAAGCCAGACTTAGGCGTTTAAACGCATTGAAGAAGGTTTTGCGTACTCGTGAGTAACTATGACTACCGATGCCCCAAGTGTGGTGTTGTTTACACAGTGGAGCGTTCTATACATGCAGAGGCTGACGCACCTATGTGTTCAGCCAACTGCAATACATTGATGGAAAGAATCTGGACTGCACCGCCAGTAAAGTTTAATGCCTCAGGGTTCTATTCAACAGGGGGATAAGCCCAAGCAGCATCGTCTGCTACTCAAGCACCCTGAGAAAAGGTGGGGTGTTTGTGCAGTGTGTGGACCAACAAGACTTAAGTTAAAGCAGCGTGGTTATTGGTCATGCCGAACCAAGTCCAACATGAATCGTGTCAAGTTAGCCAAGTATAAAAAAGATTACTGCGAGGAGTGTGGCTTTATACCACTACACCGTAGCCAGTTAGACATAGACCACATAGATGGCAACCATCAGAATAATGACATGACAAATCTACAGACACTATGTGCTAACTGCCACCGATTAAAAACTCAAGACAATAAAGATTGGGAAAGCAAAAAAGCCCCCCGCATTTAAGCGAGGGGCTTTTCTGTTTAAACTATTACTATGCTTTCTTTGGGAAAGAATCTTTTGGATTTGCCCAACGCATAATGATTGGGATGATTGCTGCTAAACCAGCAGCAAAAAAGTCTTTAGGGTCTGTCTTACCTAGTGTGTAGGCTGTGACTGCGCCAGTGATGAAAGCACGAAGGTATGTACCACCAATGCTTGTTAGTTGTTCTTTGAGTTTTGCACTCATTACTTACTCCATTTCGGTCTGCCAAAGCCCACGATGTAAGGCGTGAGTTTGCGCTTATTGTTTTTTTTATAGGCACGGATACGCTCCGCCACTTCACCACCATTGGCTTGTGAACCTTTGGCTTTTTTTTCAGGGCTAGTGTTGCCTTCATAGGTTGTAACAGTGCCATCAAGATTATCCTTAACGACAATACCTACATGCTCTACAGGTGCACCACCTTCAACAAAGTCAAAGAACACAATGTCACCAGGCTTAGGCGATGCGGTTTCTGCATTGCTCCAAGCACCAGTTCCTTTGAACGCTTCAACTCCGCCAGGAGTCCACACCACATTGGGCATCTTGTATTTAACTTGGGCTGCACACCACATAACAAATGAGCCACACCATGGCTGGAAGTTATGCTTAGTAAAAGCACCATACTTTGTTTCGTTATCTTTTGGACCTTCAACAGTCCCAACCTCAGCCTTGGCTACGGCTAGGAAATCATCTACTTGGCTCATGATTCTGCTCTTGCTTTCATAACTTCAACATCAATCTTAATAATGTTTTGGTTTTCAATTAACTGGTCCACCTTGTTAATCAATCCAGTGTGCCCATCGTTATAGAGTGCATACTCAATTCTATTTAATTTGTCTTTTAATTCCTCTGTATGCTTCTGAATACTATGCTTGGCAATGATGCCAACGCCAGCAAGAACTGCTGCAGTAACAAAGAAATAGGAATAGACGATGGTTGCGACATCGGATGACATTTGCAGGATTCTCCTTATACGACAGTACGGGCAACTAGGGTGATGATTCCACCAAAGCCTGAGTAGTTACGGTTTGCGGGGGTAGAGCGAGTGAAGGTAACCTGTTCAATGATGCACTCAACTGGGTCACCTCCTGCGTTAAAGTCTTGAATTACAATGGTGTCACCTTTTGCTTCGGTGGTTTCAAGGATTGTTAAACGCTCCTTGGCATAACCTTCGTAACCAATCATGTTGCCAGTCTTGTCTGTTTCTTTGTCATAGCAGAACAAAGGAATCTGCAGGATGCGAGCACGAGTAGGGGTAGGCAAAGCCTTTACCGCTATACCACTAACGATTGCACCAGTAGTTGAATCAGTTGCATTACGATACATCTCTAGTTTAAACGCAGCCTCTGGAGTAATGTCTGGATATGTGGTTGTTAAATCATAATCAAGTGAAGTATCTTCACCCTCATCAATAGTGGTAATAACTGTATCTGTATCTTGTGCATGTTTAAACACTTCAATTTCGCCATTGGCTGTATTGCTTGGTGTTCTTACACGAATACGCTTCCATGCTTTGTTTTCTAAAGTGTCATAGCGAATAAAGCCAGTAATAATTTCACCTTGTGCAACTAATTCTGTAGCACTTTCAAGCCATACTCCAGATGAGTCAATGGCAAAAGCGGTTTGATTATCGGCACCAATGATACGAACTGCACGAACTGTTCCAGTAGTAGCATCAGCAAAAACATCATTAGCACGGGCATACACACCTGTGGATATAGGCTGTGCATAACCTGAAAGAGTAATAGGTTGACCAAGGTTCATACGCTTAGTACCTGAGTTAGAGTTAACACCGTTGGTGTTGGCTGCCCAGATATAGGAGTCACGACCTTCAAAGTCGTAGACACCGTTCTCATTGTGGAATACCAATGGTCCGTATGTCATGTCACCGTTTTGGTCTAGTGTTGCAATGCGAGCGCCTTTGTTTGTACCAACCATAAGGTATGTACCAAGGTATGTATAAAGAGATAAAATGATTTCGCCTCGTGGCATAACAGCAGCAGTAACAATAGTACCTAATGCACCAGTAGCATCTACTACTAGTTTAAAAATATTAGAGTGTTCTCCAGCATACCCACCAAAGTAGATTGCGTTAGAACCTTCGGCTACTGCAGTCCATGTCCATGAAACTGGCATATTAGTTGAGCCGTTAATTTGAGTTCCATGTGTTGAAGCCATTGTCTTTTTAATATCAGTTGCAGCGCCAGCGCCCTTATCGGGAAACAATAATTCATAGGCTGCGTAGGTACCGTTAGTAAACTTAAGCCCAGCAACAACGCGACTTTTTACATACTTAAGTGCTGCATGTTCTAGTGTTAAACTATTGTATGTATATTGTTTATGTGTTGTGCCATCAGATAATTTAATGTCATACATGCCAGCAGTTGTAGCAACATACATATATGTGCCATCAGATGTGGTGCCAAGGATTGTTTCATTACTGATAGAAGAATAATTAACAAGGGCAGTAGATGTACCAGCAGTTGTAATCTTGTACATTGCAGTGGTTTGTGTGGTGCGTGGTGCCAGGTCAGTAGCAATAAGGAAAGGAACGCCAGCGCTACTAGCACCAGTATCTATCTTGCATGCACCAGTAAAAGCCTGAACTTTAGTTGTGTTTCTAAGAAGGGTTAATTGCCCTGGAGTCCATGGGTTAACGCCATAGGATGAGTTGTAACGAAAGCGAACTTCATTATCGTTACCTTCCATTGGCTCAGTAAATTGGATGCCTTCACCATAATGAAAAGAAGATTGGCTTCGTGTCCAGTAGCCTGAACCAGCCAGGGTATGTTCACCTGGGTCACGCATCTGGTCTACACGCTGAGCACGGAACTCTGCAGTCTGTCGCTTGTATGGGGTACTGTCTGTTACTGCCATAATAAATGGCAAACCAGCAATAGCCACATCAAAGGCGTTACCGTTAAGGTCATAGTATGTAGAGAGGCGACCTGATAAATCAATTATCGTGCGCTCGGAAATATCTGGCGACTTTGATGCCACTGCTTCTCCTTATGTTTTAATAAATAATAGATGAGCAGTTTTAACCCATGCTCAGGGGTATAAATTAATTTAAGTCTGGAATTTTTGGAAACTTAACCCACTCTTGGTTTAATTCAAACCAACTCCAACCAAATCCATTAATGTCGTTTGGTCTAGGGGTAGGTGCTTCCCACTCAAGAGTAGTAGTATTTAATTTCCATGACTGGAAAGGTTTAGGTGGAAGGAATACATTGAAGGCTTCATTGTAACTTCCTCCTATTGTTGCAAAGTTTTTACGAAAACTTTTATTGTAAGATGTTTGTCTCCAGTTATTATGTCCATAAAGTTCTGTTAAAAAAGTAATACCAGATGCTTCTTCATTTGCAGAATCAAGAGTATTATTATTTACAACAAGAACCTCAAGAACATTATTGTCTTTATCTAATTTAGCAAAGTGTGCCATTATGCTGTTATACTCCCGCTTCCTGTAAATGTGTAATATGTATTACCACCGCTAACTGTTCGGGTTGGAGAACCAGTAGTTGCACTAGCAGTATATGTTCCAGATACTCTTAAAATAATAACTCCAGAACCACCAGCGCCACCGTAATTACTTGTATTGGCACCATTTGCTCCACCACCACCACCGCCTGTGTTTGCGGTTCCTGCGCCTCCTGATGAAGTGGTCGTAGTTCCAGCGCCAGCACCAGCAGCAGCGCCACCGCCAAGTCCACCAGCACCTGCTGGTCTACTATTGCCTCCAGCACCGCCACCGCCTGCGTAGTAATAATTACCACCAGATAATTGACCAGTAGTAGTTGCAGCACCAATGTTATTGGTTGTTGAATCGTAATAACCAACGCCACCGTAGCCAGGTGTTCCGCTTCCGCTTGCACTACCGCTTGCCCCAGCGCCACCAGCACCACCACCGCCACCGCCAGCATCATAAGTAGCGCCATCTGTAGAACCACTGCCACCAGCATAACCTTCTACTGGAGAATAAGAACCTGCGTTACCAGCACCACCGCCAGCAGAAGAACCACCAGTTCCACCGCCACCGCCACCAGAACCGCCTGCTGTGCCTGCTTTGTTATTAGTTCCATTGCAACCACCTTGACCACCACCAGATGCGGTTATGGTTGAAAATCCACTTCCAGAAATAGATGAGTTAACTCCACTATTGCCTGTTGTGGTTGTTGATTGCGCTCCACCTGCTCCAACGGTAACAGTGTATGCAGTGCCAGGAGTCATTGTTCGAGAAGTTATTAATCTAAATCCTCCAGCACCACCACCTGCTCCACCGTTTGATGAATTTGACTGCAGTCCAGAACCACCAGAACCACCACCTGCAACAACCATAATGTCTGCTGTAATTGTAGATGGAACGGTTATAGAGTTAGTTGCAGAACTTTCTGGGCTGTCACCATTAGCGTTAGTTGTTTTAACTTTAAATGTGTAGTTAGCACCAGCGGTAAGTCCAGTAACTACAAGAGATGTGTCACTTGTGGTTGCTGCTGTGCGTGCTGTTTGAGCAGTGGTTCCATTAAGATATGGGATAACACTAATAGATGTTAGTACTTTTCCACCTGTTGCGCCAAGTGTCCAAGTTACGGTAGCACTAGCACCTGTACCTGCTGTTGCAGTACCAATAGTAGGTACTTGAGGCTTTGTTGTTGCAGTTACAGCACCAGCATTTGATGTATTAATACTTGTACCAAAATTATTTTGAGCATTAGCATAAGCAATATAAGATGTTCCTGGTACAAGACCATTTATTGCAATAGTTGTAGTTGCGCTATAACCACTAAATCCACCAACAGTTGTGTATGCATTGTACTGAGATGGTGTACCACCACCGCTTCCAGCAGCAACTACAACAGTAAGTGAACCATTAGAAGTATAATCATTAGTGCCAACATCTGTTACAGAAACAATAGAAGGAGTTGTTGGAGGAGCAGAACATGCAACCCACGATGTGCCATCCCAGATTTCAAGGATGCTTAAAGTACCGTTGTAATAAGTATCACCAATAACAGGACCTGATGGACGAGCAGCAGTGTTACCTGATGGGATACCACCCTTTTGAGGAAATTGGTTAAATGCCATTATGAAATCTCCACTCCACTGATGTGGATTGACACAGCAGTTGTAGATGCAAACCCAGTAATTATCTTAGGTGTTGCGTTGGCAGGAATAACCTGCTTCATATCAAAGCCAACTACAGAGTTAGCAGGTATAGATACAGCAGGAACAATCGTTACGCCATCAAAAGCAATGGTTGCTGTTGAGGCTGATGTTGCTGCATTAGATAGCACAATGTTTGAAACAACAGTTATAGTTGTTGTTGTAGGCACTGTGTATAGTGTTGCACTTGATGTGGCTGCTGCTGTACGAGCAATAGCCTTTGTTACTGTAGCCATTAGTTACTACCTTTCTTTCTTAGAGTGCGCCCATGAGATTGAGCGTTTGATAATCTTTAATACTTCCAAAAGCACCAGATGCTGATAAAGTAATATCGCCACTGGCTGTTACTGTTCCAGTTAATGTTGGTGCTGTTAGCGTTAGACCAGCAACTGTTGAAACCGTTGTTCCAGATGGAAGAATTGTTGAACCAAGGGTAGGTGCAGAGTAAGTGCTAGATGAAGATATTGCACTCCATGCTGAGCCAGTCCATGCATACATGGTGTTGGTAGCAGAGTTCCAATATGTGGCACCAGTAATAAGAGCATTGCCTAAGTTATCTACTGTAGGAGCAGATGACTTAGAACCAAGGTAACGCTGGTCATAGTTAGTATATGTAGTAGCAGCACTTGTAGCAGAAGTAGCAGCACTTGTAGCGGATGTTGCTGCAGATGCCGCACTTGTTGATGCTGCTGTCTGTGAAGTCAAAGCAGAAGCAGCGCTTGTTGCAGCAGCAGTTTGTGATGTTAATGCAGATGATGCTGAAGTAGCAGCCGAAGTAGCAGATGTTGCTGCTGCAGTTGCACTTGTTGCTGCGCTTGTTGCACTTGTAGCAGCAGCCGTTGCACTTGCTGCTGCAGCAGTTTGAGATGCAGATGCAGATGTAGCCGAAGTTGCTGCGCTTGTAGCGCTAGTTGCAGCAGCAGCAGCAGATGCTGATGCTGTAGTTGAATACCCAGCAATAGTTGCAACTGAATTAGCAGCAGAAGTAGCACTGGCAGCAGCAGAAGTTGCTGATGTTGCTGCAGATGTAGCAGAAGTTGCAGCAGCAGTGGCTGATGCAGCAGCGCTAGTAGCACTGGTAGCAGCAGCGGTTTGAGATGTAAGAGCAGAGGCTGCACTTGTGGCTGCAGCAGTTACGCTTGCGCCCATTGTGCTTGCAGAAGTAGCAGCACTAGCAGCAGAGGTAGCAGCAGCCGTTGCAGATGCTGCAGCAGATGTTGCACTGGTAGCAGCAGCAGAAGCAGAAGAAGCAGCAGTCGCTGCAGAAGCAGCAGCAGCGGTTGCAGATGCTGCAGCACTGGTGGCGCTAGTAGCAGCAGCGGTTGCACTTGCTGCAGCAGATGTTGCAGAAGTAGCAGCGCTTGTTGCTGATGTAGCAGCAGCGGTTTGGCTTGCAGTCTGTAAAACAAGGATTGCATCTACATAAGATTTAGGTGTAGCAGATGATGTAGACATGCCAGCAGATGAAAGACCAGTGATAACTGGGCTACCTGAAATAGTAGGGCTAGTAATGGTTGGGCTTGCAAAGGTAGCAGCACTAGCAGTAAATGAACCAGTAAAAGTACCAGCGCTATAAGTTTTATTAGTAAGGGTTTGAGCCTTGGCTGTACCAACTATGTCACCTTCACCAGTGGCAATACCGTGAACATGTGTATCTACACCTGAAAGGATTGCTGAATCTGTATCATAACCACGAGCAGAGATGTGAGTCTGTAGTTCCTTAAACTCACGAGCAGATACGCCGTGGCGTACTGCGGTACCAGCAGCATGAGCAAAGGCAGTTGTGTTATCTTGTCCACGAGTAATTACAATAGTAGTAGATGAACCCGATGTAACCGTTACTACTTCTTCTTTAGAAGTATCTGGGTCAAGAATAAGTGTGTATGGAAAAGTGGTTGGGAAACCGCTGATTGAGTTAAGAAGAACTCCAGTGGTTGTATCTCCCTGTGCTGCTGCTGCGATAGATGCAAGTAGTTTTGTTTCAATCGCTGTTGCGGAGTAGTTCCGCTTTCTAGTACCTGGGTCGCCTGCTGCCATGGTTTACCTGCTATCTCTGGTAGTGTGAACGAATTGGGAATTGACGGCGTTGGTTCTCCGCCACTTCGTTTAAACGAGTGTTGTAAACATTGAACAAGAAGCGTGCTGCGTTTTCACCACTTCGTGCTCCACGCTGATTGTCAAGAACATCTGCTTCTGCAGATAGTGCACCCAAGCGTGATGGGTCAAGAAAGGAAATCATACGGAAGGCAGCGCCATAAACAACTACATCTTCTGAGTAATCAGGCATGCCAGTTACTGTTGAGTATTCTTGGCTTGTTGCTGTTGTTAAATCAAATATAGTTGGGCGTTGTGAGTAAGCCACATTGACGGTACGCCCTGGCACTACTGCTGAGTAGATACCCAATGAGTGTCCAAAGTTTGTGCCATCGCCAAAGGCTGTTGGGTTTGCTGTTCTATCTAACTGCCAAGCACGAACTGGTAGCCACTCTTTGGTTGGTCCAATAACTTGGTGTGATACTGCAAGAATATTTTGTACGGCATCTGGAATATCGTAAGTTGTGCGAGCAGCAATAAAAGAGAATTGATACTGACCAACGGCAAAGACTGATGGATACATTGCATTGATAGTGTCATTGATAGCACGCTTAATCTCATAGCGTGGGAATAGTGGGGCAACCAATACTTTGGCTGAGTTGCTATGTGTAGCAGCAACTGTGCCACGCTGCCCACGACCCCAAGGTGCGATGGTTAGGGTGTTATCAATGTTGTTTGTTGAATTGACATACATAATTTCATCATCAATTTGAATAAAGCCACGGCTTACAACATTAGCATCATTAACTGAAATGCTTGTAGTTGTTGTGCTTGTTACAGCAGCAGTTAGCCATGTAGTTGATTCCATGTTTAAACTGTATCCATGCAATAGTGTATCTACACGGTCAGTAATCTGTTCAAGAGTAGCCATTAGAGATTGATGCTCCTTAACGCTGATACGGCAGACTTGCCAGTTGTTCCAGCAATCTCATTACACACTGCGTTTAAATCTTTAAAGTTATCTCTAGTGCGAGTAGAACTAGCCTTGTAATTAAGCGCAGCCAACAAACCTAGATTGGTAGTTCCAGCCCATTTGTTTGCTGCCCCTACTTCTTCTAGAAAAGCAGTGCGTGCTGGGTATGTGCCAGCATTAGCAAGCCGATTTAATTCAGCAACAAATGTTGAACCATCATAACCTGTAGCCATAGTTACTTGCCTTTCTTCTGTGCTGCTCTCATGTTGTCCACAAGATTAGGATATTTTCTGCTAGCCTTTTTAGCAGCAGCCTTGGCTGATGCTTTAGCAGCAGGTGAAAGAGGTGTAGATTTTTTATTAGGATTTGGTTTATCCCATACTTCTTTTTTAGCCATTACCATTTAACCTTATCTGCCCAATACGCTGCGCTCATTTTGCCTTTGGCAATGTTTGCTGCATGGCGAGCCTTAAATGATTTTTGTCTTGCCGTTGGCGTATGGTCGCCAGTAACACCCTGTTGACCAAAGCGAATAGTTTTAACCTGGTCACCAGATTTTGCTACAACTACATGTGATTTTGTTGGGTGGCTAGGTGTACGCTTAGGCTTATTAAAACCTGACACTCCTGCTCGCTTTAGTCTTGGGTCTGTCATTTACTTGCCTTTCTTGGCTGGCAATACTTTCTTTAGATTTGGATTTGCTTTCTTAGCAGCAGGGCTTGCCTTGCGTGCTCCCGCAGCAAGAATCGCTCCCGCATTTTTCATTGGGATTCCTTGCTTCTTTGCAATCGCAGACTGTGCTGCTGCAAAGCCCATCCCTTTCTTGGCTGCCATTACTTTTCACCAAGAGTAGTCGGATTATTGACCGCAGGGGCAGGGATGCCGTAAGGGTTAATTGTTCCATAATTGTCATCTGCGTTGACGGTGTTAGTCCCACATCCACATGTTGTACACATAATTACTTGCCCTTCTTTTTCATAAGCATTGACATGCCTACTTTAGTTTCTCTAGACTTTTCAGCCTTTGATTCTCCAGTTTTCTTTTCTTTTGCCTTAATAGCCTTAGGCTCTTTCTTTTCGTACGCTGCGTACGCTGCTGCCTTTGACGGCTTTTTTGCTGCTGCCATTTGTGTTTCCCCTTTGTGTGATTACTTTGACATCTCCACCAACACTTATGCAGTAATCGGCAGAAATCTTGATTGCTCTGCGAGCAGCAAACTCTGCTGCTTTCATAGAGTTCTTACTGAACCCAGTGGCTAGTGCACCTAGTGCAAGTGAGCCACCGCTACCTACGGCATACAATCCACGGTCATCTTTAGACCAGAGGTAGTCTTGGTCTATTTCATAAATGATTCCGTTTAAACAAATAAGAGCATCAAATCCTGCTTCTTTATCTGCCGTGTCTGGCGTATAGCCATTGTCTTTCATTGCTTCACGCAGGGAAGGTAATACTTTTGTTTGCATGAATACATCTGTTGGTGTTGTCTTAATAACCTTGGGTGGTATCCAAAGAAAGTTTGCTATGTTGCCAGCAATGGCATCGCCTGAGAAGGCAAATACATAATCACCCTTGCGTACTACCTTGTCAATACTTTTTGTATAGTAAGGCTTGTCATCATAGGTAGTCATGGAATCTGCTGCTATTACCGCCCAGCCTTTTCCCTGAATACCTACGATGGCAGTCATGATTACCCCTTAAAACTATTAGTGTTTGCATCGTAGGCTTTGCCCACTTTGTTTGAATCATCTATTGCTTTTTGAACCTGCTTGGTAGAAGTACCTGCTGGTTGTATGCCTTGTTCACGAGCAGATTTGTAGAGTTTTAACTCTGCATCCCACTTCTTTCCTGACATAGCCTTATTGCCTGCTGCATCTCCTGGGGATAATTGGAGAGTGCGAGCCTTGCAACCAAAGCATGAGCAAAACTCTGAATCAATATGGTCTGGGTTTTCTTTTGTTGTGCCCCAGTCTGACCATGGTTCTGGTGAGGTGGCATCGCACTTAGTGCAGCCAAACAACTCAACTTTAAAAATCATTTGACCATCTATTAGGTCATAACCTTCTTTTACTATCTTGCCAATGTGTCCATCAACTGAGCAATTATATTGCTGTGATGTAGTCACCATAAGTTCCCCCAATAGAAGCATCTGTTAGACGAGTCTTAGTTGCTTCGTCAATAACATATTGATGTCCACCCATATAAACCTCTTGGGCTTGTAATGTTTCTGTCTGTGAAGGGAAGCGATATGAGGAGTAAGTTCCGTCAATCATCATTACTGTCACGCCACGGTGAATTGAGTAGCGGGCAAAGAGGCGGTGCCAACCTGCAGGTGTTTCTGCAACTGATGGTGTTGTGAATAAATACTGTGCCATTGTTCCTCCTTGTTGATGTAGAGAGAGGGCGAGTTGCCCCGCCCCCTCAACTACAAATTAACTATGCCTGGATTGAAGAAGAAGATTCAATACGGTACATAGCAGCCTCACGGTAACGAGCGAAGCCAAGTACGCCGTACCAACCGATTGGTCGGAAACGAAGCAAACGGTCAGTAACTGGTCCGATTACAACATTTGGCTCTTGTGCTACTGCCTCAGCAAGTGCTTGCTTACCAGCAACGATTGTGCGGTAAACAGCAGTTAATGGTGTAACTGTTACTACTGTTGTTGCAGATACTGCACCTGTGTTGGCTGTATCTACAGTGATTGTGGTTGTTGAACCTGATGTAACCAAAGATGAAATCTTTGCACCAGTTGCAATACCTGTACCTGAAATCTTATCTCCTGCTTCTGCAGAAGTAGCGATAACAGATGAAGAAGCAACACCAAAGGTGTAGCCTGATGAAGTACCTGCGACTGTTACTGCAGTTGTAGCAAGTGCTGACTGGTCAGCGCCATCTACACCACGGTACATACGAGGAGTTTCAATGAACATTGCACCTTCGTAGGTTCCAATGTTTCCAGCCCAGAACTGTCCCTGACCTGTTTCTGCATACTTGTGCATGTCCATCCAGCCACCAGCACCAGTTTCAGCACGAAGGTCGTGTGAGATTTCTGGGTGGATACCTGTCCAGTAAAGGCTTCCCTCACGAGGAACAGCCTTGTTAGCACGAAGTTTTGCAACTGCTCTACGGATGTTAGCAGCAGTGATTGTGTCAGTTGCTGTAACTGTAGCAGTTGAAGTACGAGCGGTTGAAGATGCTGAGTAAATAACATTTGTTCCGCCACGCAATGTTTCCATAGCCAACTTATCTAGTGAGTCTGCCATGTTGTAAGCGATGATGTCTGCAACTGCAGGGTCAACATCTGATAGTGAGAATAGTTGCAACTTACGAGTTACAAGTGAAGCATTACCGTATTCGGCAAGTGTCACTGAAACTGTTGTTACATCTGATAGTGCTACTGCATCTGGGTCAGTTGTTTCTGACGATAGAGCAGAAGTAACTGCTGCCAAGTCATTGTAAATTGAGAATACAACGCTTGAACCTGGCATCGCTTGCTGAGCAGGGCGCTTGTCAGCCACTGAACGAATCAGTGGTTGTGAACGAAGCGCGAACTCTACATAGCGGTCATAAGCAGTTTTGATTAACCCCGCAAGAGCGGTGGTATCTGTATATGCCATTAGTTCACCTCCTGGTGATTGGTAGTTTTAGTTATTGAACTGAAACACCGAGTAATGCACTGAGTTCTGCAGCACTTTTAGCGCCTAATATCTTTGACATTGAATCTTCATCTACTCCTGGAGGAGTACCTGTTGATACGACATCATTGATGCGCTTCTGTGCTTGTAGTGCAGGGTTCTGAGCCTGGCTCTCGCCTTTATTTGACTCTTGCTGAACACCAAAGACATCGCCATATTCATTGAGCCATGTTGCCACGGCTTCCTCAGTAACATCAATGTCCTGTGGAATAAACGCTGCGACCTTTGGGTTGATACCCTTTGCTGTCAGTACATCCTTTACGGTGCGCTGACGAGTTTGATTCTTTAGAGTTGTTGCTTCTGCTTCAATTTCTTTCAAACGCTTTTCAAGCGTGCGATTTACTTTACGCAGTTGCTTAACGACATCCTGAGGCTCATTGTCCTCATCAAAGAAGTCATCTTCATCATAATTGGTAGCCATCTACCTATCTCCCTTTTGTTAGTTGTATTCGCAATCCACAAACATGATTCGGGGAAACCATGTTGGCTATTGCTACCAGACTTTTACGCCCCCCTGGGCTGGTCTATCAGAGTGGGGATTCTTATATTCTGCTTTCGCTGCCAGTCTTAAGTGATGCAGCACCTAATCCACTGCTACCGCCAAAGCGTGCAGTTTCACGGCTTGCTCTCCTCTGAGATGCAAGGATTGCTTGCTGGTCAGATTCAATGGTTGCCTTGAGTGCTTCTCTGTCTGAGTAAGTTCCTTGTTCAAGATAAGCAAGTCTGCGCTGTGTATCTGCAAGTGTGCCAGATTTACCAATGGCAGTAGTCAAATCAGTTAGGTTCATGTTCTTGTAAACATCTTGTTCTGCAAGAGTTGCTGCTTCTATACCACCAAATGCATTGAAGCCCGCTGTCTTTGCAACGCCAGCAATTTCTGCTGCTCGTGCTTGCTTAAGAAGCAATGGTCCAGCCAAATCACCGTTGAGGAAGTGAGCAGTAATGTCGCCCTCACCAATGTTATAGAACTCTTTAAGGGCTGTGCGAATCTCAGGGTTAGTTGTCTTAGCCAAATCTTGTGCAGCCTGCGCTCTATCTTGCACTTCTTTTGGTGATACTTCATTGCCAATGATTGAACCAAGCATGGTGCGGTTGTCATAAAAACCAACTGGTAAGTCAAAGAATCTTAAAGTTTCAACTATTTGATTTTCAAGTTTAATATAAGCATCTTCTGTAATTGTGCGGTTCTTACCACGCAATGCAGCCATACCAGGAAAGCGTGCTTTGTATGATGGTTGGTCATACAACTTAAGAAGCGTATCTTCGGTAGACACATCTCCAAGAATCTGAGAACTAATAAACTCTGAAAATGCTGGGTCATCAATACCATTGGCTTTGAAGGTAGCAATCAACTTGTCAGAAGCCTTGACTTTAACGGCATAGGCATTATCTGCTGCAACTTTTGCTGCTGCATCTTGACCTGATTTAAAAGCCTTATCAATATCAGCCTGTGAAAAACCACCAGAGAATCCCGTAGCGCCTCCTGGCATAGTGCCAGTGGCTCCTCCACCATCTACCTGAGTAGGGCTTACTGTAGGAAATGTAGTAGTAGGAGTAGTCGTAGTTGGCTCTGTGGTTGTAGGTGTTGTTGTAGTTGGTGTTGTAGTTGTAGGTTCTGTAGTTGTAGGCGCAGAAGTTGCTGGAGCGCTTGTAGCGGGTGCAGAAGTAGCAGGTGCGCTAGTTGCTGGAGCGGAAGTTGCAGCCTTTGCAACAGGTGGTTCAACATAAACTTTAGTGTTTGACCAAATCATGCTGCCACCCTGATACTTAGGGTTGCTAGTAATTGTTGGGTTATATGAAAGAAGTTGTTTAAGTGTTAAACCATTGTCTTTTGCAATTTGACTAAGGGTATCACCAGATTCAACTCTAACGGCACGGTCATCTTTTGGGTCTGCTACTGCCACTATGCCACCATCCCAAACTTCTGTAGAATTGAATACGCATACTTGTCGTATTGGTCATTAGCGTTCTTTGTATACTGCCAACGCTCATCGCCACGAATCATCTTGTCTGCTTCCCACAATGGGCGAGCAACAATTTTGCTTGGGTCTTTAGGGTCAACTGATTGAAAAATCTTTCCATCTTTAAACAATGGGTCATCCCATTTAATAGTGTCAGGGTCAACCTCAAGTAAATCTGCAGCCTTCTGACGGTAGTTAGATGTTAAATCCCAAAGGCTTACGCCAGCGTTAATCTGGTCAGCAAAAACACCATACTTAGTAGCAGTGTTCTTACGAATTTCAGCCTTAATATCATCTTCGGTGGAACGAACACGCACACCATTTTTATCTACTAAACCAACAAGGCGTTGTGTGTAATTAGTTCTATCTCCAGCAGAAACAGTAACTCCCATTGTGTTGGCATAATCTGCAACATTTTGAACTTGTGCTGAATAAAGTCCACCTTTAATTTTTTTAACAATATCAGGGTTGCTTGTAATAACACCTTCAATTTGTGTTGTTGTCCAACCATGAAGGTAAGCATTTTCACCTAAAGCAGAAAGATAATTAGATACCGATGGGTCAGATGCATCAAGCCCAAGGTCTGTGGCAACCTTGGATGCCGATAAGCGAAATTCATTAACGCCTTCACGGTATGCGTTTTCGCCACCTTTAACACGGTCAATAAGTTTTTGAGCAACTGTTGGTCCGTTTAAACGATACCAGTCAGTGTCGTTAATCATTTGAGCAATTATGTCTGCTGTATATTTAAATGAACCATCGGGCTTGCGAACACTTTGGTAAAGAGCATTTAATTCAGG